ATTATGGGTAATATGTGGAAGGGTAAGGCTGACATAATCAACCACGATGACAAACTTGTAGTTGACATCAAGACATCCTCAGACATCAACTCGTTTCACTTCTCAGCTAGTAAGTACAACTACGATTCACAAGCATACCTATATCGAGAGATATTTGGATACGATATGGTATTCCTAGTAATCGACAAGAACACGCATCAGATGGGTTTATTTGACTGCTCAGAGAACTTCTATGAGAGAGGTAGAGAGAAGGTCGTTAAGGCTACTGAGGTGTACGATTTATTCTACAAGGACGAATCATTTGACGCAAAACAATTTTTTATAAACCGTACGCTATAGTACACAAAACAATTATTATTATGAGTGATTTAACAATGACTGGCAAAATCTTAAAAATATTAGAAGTAGAAAAAGGTACTTCTAAAGCTGGTAAAGATTGGCAGAAAATTAACTTCGTACTATCAACTGGAAGTGAATACAATCCAGAGGTAGCTTTCCAAATCTTTGGAGAGGAAAAAGTAGCAAACTTTATTAAGTACAATAAGGTTGGGCAAGTTGTAGATGTTAGCTTCAATATATCTAGCCGTGAGTATAATGGAAAGTATTTTCACAATCTAGATGCTTGGAAGGTATTTAAGTCAGACGCAGCAGAACCAAATCAAGCTCCACTAAAAGAAGTTGAATTAGAAAAAGCTTCAGCAGAAGACGATTTACCATTTTAATTAGTACTTTTACATTGTAGTTGCAGTCGAAACAAATAGGCAACTTAAGGAAACTATATAAACCCTTGCGATGAAATCAGCTTCGACTCTGATGGATTTGCAGGGGTTTTTTATTAAACAACAACGAAATGAGTAAGAGATTAGGCTACACATTCTATCCAAAAGATTGGAGAAGTGATGATAAAGTTATAATGCTTAACGCAGAAGAAAGAGATATGTTTCGCTTCTTTATTGACGAGTGTCACATAAAAAGTTCAGCAAAACTTGAGTGGAACTTAGGATATCTTCGCAGAATCTTGGGGCATAACAAGCAAAAAGTTGAAAGAATCTTTAAAGTTTTATGCAGTTTTGAGTTAGTTTCACGAGAGGGTGATTATGTGATTGTTCCTAGTGTTATCAATAGGTTAGGGTTTATTGAAGAGCAATCTGAGAGGGGTAAATTAAGTCGTATATCATCGAGTGAAAATGTAACCAAAGAGAAAGAGAAAGAGAAAGAGAAAGAGAAAGGGGAATCAGAAGACCCAAAGGTTAAATTCTTGAAGTGGTTTAATGAGTCAAGAACTAAGCACTTAAAAATACCATCTAACTTTAACACCCTTACCAACCAAGACAGAATGAATCTAAGTGACTTGAGAAAGGATTATAGCAGGGAAGACTTCAACAAGGCTATAAAATCTTTTTGTGAGGACAAGTGGTGGGTAGGTAAGAAGAACATAACACCTAAACACTTCTTAGACCAAGACAATTTCGCTAAGTTCTTAAATGCTTACGAACCTACAAAGACAATCGGACAAAAACTAATGGGATAATTATGATACTAGAAAGAGGATTTGCAGACAAATATTTAGATGATGTAATTAACGGAAGGATAAAGCTAGGCTTGGGCTTAGGCTTACCAAAATTTGATAACCACTACCGATTCAAGCAAGGAGAGTTCACAATCATTAACGGCTTAGATAACGTAGGTAAAACAGATTGGCTACTATGGTATTTCTGTGCATTAAGCGTAACACAAGGGCTTAAGTTTTGTGTTTGGAGTGGAGAGAATAAGGCAGGGCAGTTGGTTAAGAGATTAATACAATGGAAGATTGGTAAGTACATACATAAAGCTGATGAGTTAGATATCTACAACGCTAAGGCTTGGGTTGAGGAGCATTTTAAGTTCATTGATAACACGGGGTTCTACAAGTCAGAAGAACTATTTGCAATGTTTGAAAGCTTAGATGTAAATGCAGTTCTTATTGACCCATACACGGGTATGAATAGAGACTATACTCACGCTGCTAACTACGACTTCTTAAACGAAAGCAGAAAGTTTGTTAACCAAACTAAAAAGAGTTTGTTTGTAAACACTCACCCTAACACGGAGGCAGCGAGAAGAATCTACGGATTAGAACACGAATACTATGGCTATCCTATGCCACCAAGTCGTTCACAAAGTGAAGGCGGTCAACCATTCGCTAACAGACCCGACAACTTTATAACTATTCACAGACTAATTGGACACCCACTAATGAAGTTTAACACTCAAGTGTACATCAGAAAGGTGAAGGATACGGAAACTGGTGGAGAGCCTAACGCAATTGATGACCCAATTATTTTTGAGTACAACAAAGGGCTTGGGTTTGTGAGTGATGGAATAAATATAGTGAATAAGGTCATAAGACCCGACCTACAATTCCAACCACTGATACCAAATAATGATTTTGATAGTAACCAAGACCCATTTTAATTATGTTAACAGACGAACAAATAGCTAAGGCAATAGACAGAAGAGAAGCATTCTTTTTTACAGACAAGGAGATAGAGAAGCTATGGTATCACGCAAGTTTAAAGAAGAACATTGAACTAATGACCTTGAATATGACGCAGCATACCTTAATCTTAGATGCTATGTATTTAAAAGCAGTTAAGGTTGATGTTGACAAGGCGAATAAGATACTAGAAATAAAGAATTACCTTACAAAATCTATTCACGTTCAAAAGATTAACAACTTACAAGCAGATTTAATAGACGAAAGTAACTTAAAAATGTTTGAGAAGGACTTTAGGATAAGGGAGTTAGAGGAAGAATTAACTAATTTAAAACGTAATATAAAATGAAAATTAAAACACATAGGGTTTGCATCAACTCGGTTGTAGGGTGCAACTACGCAATTGATAATTTTAAACGAGGTTTTCGTTACGAGATTATCACGATGGGAGTTAAGGAAGGAAAAGAAAGTTGGGTGTTTAAGGAGATGTCTTCAGAGCAGAAAGAGTTCTTTGTTGAAAAAGATTACGCAGATTTATTAATTAATAACGGAAACATTAAAAATTTATAATTATATTTGTTTCAATCCCACAAATAAAACCATTTAAAAAATGAGAGACTGGAAAGACCAACTAGACTTAGACAAGGTAGAGCTGAAGCCTCCCTTTGTAGAAGAAGACTTTAGTAACATTCCTAAGTACTACCTATCTAATGGCATTGAAGCATCTAAGGTAGTCGCAGCATTCCAAGGTGACAACTACAACATAGGTACTGCACTAACTTACTTAATGAGGGCTGGTAAAAAGGTTTACGTTAACAAGTCTCCTAGAGATAGTAAGGTGGCTGACATTAAAAAAGCAATTAACCACTTGAATTTTGAACTTGATAGAATAAATAAATAAATTATGAAAAGTGTAAGAAAGTATTTGAGTTCAGAAGAAGCCATTATTTTGGGATTAGACCCTAGACCAAACGAAAAATTTAGAACTAAAGCAAGGTATCGCATACCAGAAGAGGACTGGAATAACATTCAAAGAAGTAGAGAAAAAGATAACGTAAGAAAATTTGTGGAAACACAAAAGAAATACGATAAGGATGGTCAGTTAGTTTCTACAGTTGAAAAGTTACAAGCTGACCCTATAGATATTCCAGAAGACTTTGAAGTAATAAAAGTATCCACGAGTAAAACTACTGGACAACAATGGGTGCAGTACGCTAAGAAGAAAGTAAACTTAGAGGATAAGATAGAAGAGCTTAGAGATAGACTTATAGAAGACCTTAAAGCTTACTCTCCTGCCTACCCAACAATCAAAAGGAATAAGTCTGAAGATAGTTACTGCTTGGTTTTAGACCCCGCAGATATTCACATAGGAAAGTTAGCTACCTCGTTTGAAACTGGCGTAGACTACAATAGTCAGATAGCTGTTAAGAGGGTCAAAGAAGGGGTGCAAGGCATCCTAGACAAAGCAAGCGGGTTTGATATAGATAAGATTATTTTTATTGGAGGTAATGACATTCTGCATACAGATAGTCCACAAAGAAAGACTACTAGCGGGACTCCTCAAGATACCGAAGGGATGTGGTACAATAACTTTCTTACCGCTAAACAACTTTACGTTGATGTTTTAGAGATGCTTATCACTGTAGCTGATGTAGAGTTTGTTTTTAATCCTTCTAACCACGACTATATGACTGGCTTTATGTTGGCTGACGTTATAAAGACTCACTTCAGACTATCCAAGAATATTAGTTTTGATTGCTCTATAGCCCACAGAAAGTATTCAACTTATGGAAGCTCTTTAATTGGAACAACTCACGGAGATGGAGCTAAGCAAGTGGACTTAGGTCAGCTTATGAGTATTGAAGCAAAGGAACATTGGGCAGCTTCAGAGCATAGATACTTTTACACGCACCACGTTCACCATAAGACCGCAAAGGATTACATCAACGTAACTGTTGAGAGTTTAAGAAGTCCAAGTCCTGCTGACTCTTGGCATCATCGTAACGGATATGTAAACAAAGCGGCAGTTGAGGGATTCATACATTCTAAAACTCAAGGTCAAGTAGCTAGGCTTACTCACTTTTTTTAACGTATTCAGATAAAAAACAATAAATTATGAAACAAGAAGAAGAAAATATAATAGAAGTCAAGCATAAATATTCGTCTAATGGGATAATAGAATCTACTGACTATATAGTTAATGGTGAGTTAGTTGAGGGATTTTACAGTTTAGATAGCTTAAGGTCTACCTTAGAAAATATATTTAAGTTTAAAAATATAGTTGTAAAAAAATACGGAAAGTTAAGTATATAAAAGGAAAAGTAAGTAACTATATTAAGCCCCCATAAGTACAAATGAAGAAAAGATTTAAAAGAAAGAAACGGCCTGTACAGGCAAATAAGGTTGAGTATAATGGTGTAAAGTTTGCATCGGGACTTGAGAAGTATATGTACATAGCACTTAAAGATGCTGGAATAGAGTTTGAGTACGAGTTCAGAACATTCCAACTCCTACCAACATTTGAGTTCAACCAAGTGGCTTATGAAAGACAAGCTAATGGA